GTCAGTGCCCGTTGCGGATACGACCTGCTGGTAGTTGTTGCTGCACACCTTCGCCTGCCTGCCTGCCTCCGTGGGCGAGTCATACGCTGCCGCGCACGTGGCAGCAAACTCGCCGTACCCTGCATCCTCCAGCAGTGCCAGAACTTCCTCGTTGCCCTTGCGCCCAATGGCATCCCGCACTGCATGCGCGAACTCCACGCCTCCGCCGTTGGTCAGTGCCCGCATAACTACCTGCTTGCTGTTGCCCTTAGCCATCCTACACACACCCTTTCAGTTGTGGCTCCGCCTGCCGAAGCCGATAAGTAACTCTACCATGTATTTACCCGTTGTGCCGAAAAATATGCCTCGGATAGCGTATTTGTGATGAACGGTCAATCGGGGTGGATAAACGGTAGAAATGCCGTTTGACCTGCTAAAACAGCCGTTGGATAACAGGGCGGCTATATACGGCGAGTTGGCATGGAAATTGCTTAGGTGCGAACGCTTTGTATGGGTAGGCAGTAGGGGCACCTCGCCCCGCGAAAATACTTTGCGAAAATGTTCAATCTTGGCATGATAATTGTAGGCGACAGAATTTTTCTCCAAGGGGGTAGTGCCATTGTACAGCGAAGTCGCCTTAGAATGCCTCTGGAAAGCGCACACGGCATTTCGCGTTTTCGTGTTACGATTTGCTGCTTTCGTAGCACGCTAGGCATGGGTGGGGTCGATTTCAGTGGAGAGAGCAGAGGGCGGTGAGCATACGCAACCCGACGAATTCACATTCCAAGGAACTTTCAGTTTCAATTTCCGAGCATCTGGCGTAGGCATGGGAATAAACTCCTCCAAATCGAGGCTCTGACCTGCATCTTTTCAACGACGTTTAACAAAACCGCAGGTCAGCACTCAAAAAACACATAGGCATAGACCATTTTCACTCTAGGGGGTACTGGTCGACACCACCTCTCGGGTACCCCCTAGATTGAAAACCCGTCTAGGTTATTTTTTTCAATTGGATATTTATACACTATCAATTGGAAATTTGTGTATAATCAATTGGAAAATCCTAATATCTAATACTCAGAATAATAAACATTGAAGAACTCGATTCTACGCGTGACTTTTCGGTTTAGGTTAGAGGGGTACCCCCAAGAGCATCCTGCCCTATGCCTACGCTTTTTATGGCAAAACTCGGAAGATTGACAAAATGGCGCGATGCGTGCCAAGATATCCTAGACCTCAGTGAAAGGTGGGAGCGGCGTGGCTACTCGTAGGAAGCGAACTCCGGGAAAGACCTCTAGGAAGACTGGTGTCGGACCGCAGGAACTTGCGGTACGTGCCAAGGTTCTGTCAGACAGCGTGTGCGGGTGTCTCAAGAAGAACGGCGACCCCTGCATGAATCCCGCTGGCAAGGGAACTGACCACCCAGGAGAAGGTCCCTGCTCGATCCACGACAACTTCAAGAACATCACTCGGCGAATTCCTGGGAAACGCTACTCAACGGGTTTGGCTGATTCCGCTCTCGAGATGTACATACAGATGGCGGAAGACCCCGAGATCAAGTCACTCGACGACGAGATCGCTCTCCTGCGTATGACTTTGACCAATATGCAGGAGATGATAGCCGATATCCGCTCAAGACATGGCGGGAAGGCGTTTCATGAGGCATACGGCGAGAAACTTGACCCTGCGGGGCATGCTGACCAGAAAGCACTGCTCGCTCTCACTAAAGACAGTTCCAAGGTGGCAGAGAGCATCTCCAAACTGGTTTCGCAGAAGGCTAAGATCGAAGAGGGCAAGATCGTCACTTATCGTCAGGTGCAAGAGGTTCTGGCGCAGGTAATCTACACCATCAAGCGGCACTGCGACGGATGCAGTACTCTTCCCAAGTTGGCTGAGGACTTCGCTGGCATCGACGTGAGCAAGTTCCGACCATGATGAACCTCAATGGAGACGACATCGAGACAATCATCATTCAGGACGATGGTGTCGTAATCAAGTATCACAACGGAGAGACATTCGAGGCTCCAGCATGGGACGTGATTGACGAGGCTCGGCGACGTGGGGATACTGGCTTGGCTGATGCTGTCGCTCACGGAATGGCATACCAGTCAATCGGGGAAGCGTTGGGAGATGATTGAGATGCTGAACGCAGTGAGGCAGGCTGTTCGCGAGTGCGAAGTTCCGATGATGAACGCCGACATTCGCCTTTCGTCAGACGGTGCGAACGTGTGGTTGGGCTTTCCAGTGTCAGATGGAATGGTGCGCCTGCTCAAGCAGCAGGTGTATCCGTGTAAGGTGACGTTCCGGACCCACTCTGGCGAGGTGTTTTCAGTTGGCTAGGGGTGGATTTGAGACAGAGGACTTCTTTGGCAAGTTGTCCAGTGCTTTGACTGGCGTTCCGCAGGATCTCCGCGCCAAGATGGAGCAGTACAAGTACGAACCGTGGACTTTCATATCAGAGCAGTGCGAGACCATCACGGACATCGATCCACCTAACGGATTGTTTAGATCCGTCAAGATGGACCTCGTTCCAGCGCAAATCGCATTAATTCAGCGTATGGTGACGTTCTCTGAGGACGGGTTGGACTTCTTCATTGACGACACTCACGTTGAGAAGTCTAGGCAGATGGGAATGTCATGGATTCTCACGGGCTTGGGGCTATGGGCGATCGAGTTCTGGAAGAACATGTCTGGTATGTACCTCTCTCGTAAAGAGGAAGAGGTGGACGATGGAGGCGCGAAGGCTACCCGCGACTCTTTGTTCGGCAAGTTGCTGTACCAGTGGAACAATCAAGACCAGTGGCTCAAGGACGAGAACCCTCTGGACTTCAAGTATCTGCAGATAACTAACCCCGTAAACAACTCCATCATCGTTGGCGAGTCAGCGAACCCGAACGCTGGTCGTGGTGGTACCTACAAGTTCGTCGTCTGCGACGAGTGGGCTTTCGTACCGAACAGCGAATCCGTTGCTATGGCTGTGGATAACGCTTGCAAGCGTGGCAAGGTTCTCAACAGTACTCCGCATGGTACAGGGAACCACTACGCCCGTATCAAGCGTATGCATTCCAGAGGCATGGACACTGGATACAAGTTCGTTAGACTTCACTGGAGTCAGATGCCAGCCTATGCCAAGGGTCTCCGCATGGGTGACGATGGACGCATGACGTCTGACTGGTTTGAGAAGATTACCAGAACCATGACGAAGGAGGCTATCGCCCGTGAGTTGGAGATGTCCTACACGTCGTCGATGGCGGGTCTGGTCTACAAGGAATTCAACATCGACCTCGATGCGATTGGTACGCCAGAGTTTGATGCGTTATGCGAGTACCATCCGAGGAAGGGGACGGTATATGTCGGATGGGACTTCGGGCTGAACGACCCGACTGCCATCGTTCTCATGCAGAAGAATGAACTCGGTGGGTACGACGTCTTCTATGAGTATCAGGTCGATGGGCAGCCGATTGAGAACTTCGTGCCAGTAATCAAGATGTTGCAGGAGCAGTATCCGAGCGAGTTCGTCCACTACGGCGACATCGCTGGCATACAGAGGGAAAAGGTTAGCGGGTCGAGTGTCATCGAGACGCTGGCTCTCCATGGTATCCAGATTAGGTACATGAAGCAGGGTGTGCAGGACGGTATCCGCAAGATCCGCCTTTTCCACCAGAATCGGCAAACCCGTGTGCATTCCCGCTGCCTCGTCTACATTGAGTGCAAGACTAACTATCACTATCCCCTCGACCCCGCAGGCAACCCACGCGAGGGTATCGAAATGCCTGTTCATGACTGGTCTAGCCACATGATGGACGCGGAACGCTACGTGGTCATGGGCGTGTTCGAGGAGGGTGACGTCGATCCGGACGATATCATGCTCGGTGGTGGAAATGACTGGATGTCCAATGACATTGACGAAGCCTCCATCTTTGGTGGTATGATATAGCAGTTGATTACTCAGAGGGAGCACTCCATGGCAGGATTCCTGGATCGCATCGCGAAACGACTTGGTTACGAGGTCACACCCTCTGCGGAGGAGGCGATCTCCGTCGCCAAGCAACAGGTGATGGTCACGCCCGACGAGGATCCTGACGGATCTAGCACACGACAGGACGCCGATGCCGAAATCGGCGATCCAGGAACCGAAACGTGGGCTGAACTCTATAACTCGGTTCCGTTCAATCCCGACCCACTTGACATCCAAGTGTATAGCGATATGCGCTATGGAAATGGCACCTGTGCCGCGATGTTCAAGGTTCTGCAACTGCCGATCCTTGCGACACGCAGAAACGTCATTCCAGGTCCGAGTGACAAGCAGGGGAAGGTAGCAGCGTTCGTCGATCGTGTTCTAAGTGACAGCGCGAGTGGCATGGGGATGGAATCACCGATGTCGCAGGTCTTGGCGGAAGTAACGTCTGCATTCTGGGCTGGATACAAGCCCATGGAGATCGTCTGGCGTCCGCTAGGAAATGGACGTATCGGTATCAAGAAACTGGCACCTCGGTCGCCGCTCACGACCAAGCCAGTAATCGACAAGCATGGAAACCTCGTGGGAGCGTTCCAGCGGTCGCTGTTCATGAGCAACAACAGGATCTCGTTCATACCTAGGGAGAAGTTGTTCTGGTACACACATCGTATGGAGGACGGGAGTCACTTCGGAACCTCTGACTTCCGTGCAGCGTATCCTCACTACGAGTCGATTCGCAAGTTGTACATCATCGACAACAAGACCCACGAGGTAACTGCCATTCCGATCCGTGTGGCACAGCCAACAGTCGGCGGTCTTAGCAAGACGCAGAAGATGGAAGTGTTCAACAAGATCAAGCGTGTCGGTCTGGACACCGCCATTCTCCTTCCAAAGGACTTCGAGTTGACGGAGTTCGGAGCGAAGAACGCTACCAGTTCCACTCGCAAGGACTCCATCGACCATCACACCTCGCAGATGGCAATGAGCATCCTCGCCCACTTCCTACAGTTGGGGACGAACGGGCAGGGCACATACAATCTGTCAGCCGACCAGTCTGACTTCTTCCTCCAGATGGTCACTGCCGAGATGACGGCTATTGCTGACTCGTTCCGGACGCAGGTGATTGCTCCTCTCGTCAGGCTCAACTTCGGTTCAGATCCAGGACTCATTCCTGAGTTCCGCTTCGCCGACATGACTGACCACGTTCGTAAGACCGTTGAGCAGATATTCCTCGCAATCGTTCAGGGTGGTGGCGAGCGTCTGTCCGACGAGTTCATCGAGGCTCTTGGCAAGCGTGTCGCCAACGAACTCGGTCTTGACTTGGCAATCATCACCCGTAATGACAAGGACGTTCCGAAGACCACGGTGTCGAAGGAAGATATGGACAAGCGTGCCATGGAGAAGTTCAAGGCACAGGCTGCTGCTTCTGGAGCGGCGAAGGCTGGTCCTGGAAGAGGGAACACGAGCGGAGGCGCGAATCAGAAGGTTGCCGAGATGCGCAAGTCCTCCGAGAACAAGGCAAGTAGCAAGGGCAATTTCTCGGCTGGCGCACTCGTGGAACTCTCCAAGAGCAGCGACAACGCTCGTGACTTCTTCGGACGCATGAAGTTGCGACTGTCGAACACACATGGCGTAAATGCACCAGTGACGCCAGCCGAGATAACGACATTCCTAGACCTCGCTGATATGTCAGATCCAGCGGACGTCTATCGTATTGCAGAGATGGCAGAGGATCTGGTACTATCGACTGTTGAGGAGGTCGACTGATGAACGAGTTGCTGTATATTCATGATGCAGAGTGTGCTGTCGCAGCAGAGAACGGTCTGGTGCGGAAGCAGATTCTGCCGCGCGACAGGGTGATGCAGTTCCCCAACCAGCCTGGAAAGACCTTGGCGATTACATCGGCTCTCATTGCCGATGTCGTCAAGAACTTTAAGGCTCGTGTTCTCGACAGTGTTCCGTTCTTCAAGGTGAACGACAGGAACGCACACGTTGAGGACCCCGAGTATGCTCGGGGTACAATCGTCGACCTCATTGAGACCGAGCGTGGTCTCGATGCTCTTATCAAGCCCCGTGACGAGGATGCTCGTAAGGCGATCCTGTCTACGAACCTTGGCGCGAGTGCTGGACTTCGGTTCGGCTATCGCGACCACGACACGGGTGTAGACCTTGGTGTTGTTCTGCGGCATGTGGCATGGACGCCAGAGCCGTGGATTACTGGCATGGAGCCGTTTACAGAGGTGTCCCTCTCGGGAGAATCCTTCGAGGCGGTATTCTTGTCAGATGGCACGGATCTGTCAGATGTCGGGAACAACGAAGGTGGTGACAAGGATATGGATCCCAAGGAAATCCAGGCATTGATTGACGCAGGTATCGCCAAGGCTGTTGAGCCGTTGCAGGCGGAACTGTCGGCAACCAAGACCGCACTGGAGGAGTCTGGGACGAAGGTGGCAGAACTGAGCGCGTCTCTCGCGGCTCAGAGCGGTCATGTCAACGAGGCGACTGTCAAGGCAGACCTCGACGCTATGGTCGAGCAGGGACTGCCGCCTGCGATCGCGGATCTCTCCGCACCGATCTTGCTGGCTGGTGCTGGCGAGGTCAACCTGTCCTCGGGTGAGACTTCGACGGTCGGTACGCAGATGCGTGCGATCCTCGCTCTCATTCCCAAGGTCAATTTCTCCGAGACCGGAGAGGCTGGCATCCCCGACGGAGCGCACGTCGTTCTGTCAGCCGAGCAGGTCAAGGCTCTCGGTTTCGAGGTGCCGGAAGGTGGGGGCGATGCGGAACTCTCCGCAGAAGCCGCCGCAGACAAGGCAGCGATCGAGTCGGTCGTTGCGTTCATCCCCAAGGACAAGCGGAAGGAGGCGTAGACAATGACTCGCCCTTCGTACGGTCGGTACCCCGACGGTACCAACACGCCCACTGAGATCCTCGCCTCGACCGTTGGCTTGGAGAAGATGGGTATCACGCTTGACGTTTCCATCGCGGCAGTCGTCGCGAAGGGAACCGTTATGGGCATCATCACGGCAACGGGACTCGCGGTTCCGTATGCTGGTGCTGCTGCTGATGGTTCCGAGGTTGCGGTCGGCGTCATCGCTGACGAGTTCGACCTCACCGATCTGACGGATCAGGACGACCTTCGTCTTGCCGCCAACATGTATATCCATGGCTCCTTCGTCGAGGCGAACCTCACGGGTCTCGACGCTGGTGCAGTGACGGA